ACGACCTTCATGGGGCCGGTGAATGCCATTCTCGACGGCGCATCGTCGTTTTTCTCGAAGACGGCGCCGCTGGCGGACCAGCATCCGGTGTTGGCCGGTGCAGGCATTGCAACAGGCGCGTTCGCAGCCATGGTGGCCGGGAAAATGGCACTCGGTGCAGTTGCCGAAGCGGCTGGCATTGCGGCTGCCGTGCTGACCGGCCCGGTGCTGGCCGCGATTGCCGGCGCCGCCGCGATTGCCGCTGGCGCGTGGTGGATACACAACAATGCCACGACCAAGGGCGACATGGCCGCGATGAACCCCGGCTATCACCGGCCGGATGCGGGCGATCCGAACATCAGAACGCCAGCGGGCGAAGCAGAACGGGCGCGGCTGATGAAGGAATACGGCATGCAGCCGACTATCCACGTCCATAACCACATCGACAGCAAAGAAGTCGCCAGCGTACTCATTCCGCACAAGTCCATCGGTCCGAGCGGCTTCAACCAATCCGCGCACCCGATGCCGCCGGGGATGAATCTCGGATGGGGCAGTAATTGAATCCGATTACGCTTTCGCTGGCGACGCCGAACGGCGGATTCGTCTTCACTGACGCCGAAGTTCCGGCCGGCATCTCGTTCGGCGGTCAGCAGATGCTGCATACGAACCGCCTCGTCGGTGGCCGCCGCATCATCGACGCCATGGGACCGGATGACGCGCCGCTGAGCTGGAGCGCGTTGTTCCTGTTCCAGTCGGCCCTTCCGCGCGCGCGCTTCCTCGATACGCTGCGCCGGCAAGGCGCGAAATGCACATTGTCGTGGGACGAGCTGCGCTACACGGTCATCATTTCTGACTTCCACGCCGATTACCGCAAGCCGTACCGGATTCCGTATTCGATCACGATGACGGTGGTCGAAGACCTGACGCAGCCGGTCAACGTTGCGCAACCGCAGACCGCCGCGCAGGCGATCCAGCAAGACATGGCACGCGCGAATTCGATCTTCGGATGCCTGGGCGATACCACGCTGGCAGGGCTGGGCGCGTCGCTGCAAGGCGCGTTCGATGCGGTCAACGCAGCGGTGCAGCCGATTGCCGCAGGACTGAAGCCGGTCACCTCGCTGATTGCCGGTGCCGCCGGATGCGCGGGCGAGATTGCCAATGGCGTGACCTCCGCAGTGGCGGCAGTTGTCGCGCCGTTTGCCGCGCTCGACGCGCAGGTGCAGCGGCTGATTACGAACGCCGAAACCGCCGTGTCTGCGGTGGCGACCATCGGCGGCATTGCGCCAGGCAGTTCGATGGCGCAGTCGGTCGGCAAGACGATTGCGCAGGTCAATAGCGCAGTGCAGCTGCCCGAGCTGTACGAGCTGCAAAGCATCTCCAAGCGCATGCAGGCGAATCTGCATCTGATCCAGTCGCCGACCAGTTCGAAGGCGGTCGTGGTTGGCGGTGGCAACCTGTACCAGATCGCGGCGCAGCAATACGGCGACGCAGGACGCTGGACCGATATTGCGAAGGCCAACGGCTTGAGCGACCCGAACCTGACCGGCTTTGAAACGCTGGTCATCCCGGCATGATCAATACCCTGCCAACCAAGGGCGCGGTGCGCACGCCGCGCAGCATCCTGATGATCGGGAGCAAGTCGATCGATTGGACGAGCTGGCGCATGGAGCACAACGGCATCCACGAGGCCGGGACGATCGACATCGAGGTTCCGACGCAATACGGCGATTGGCCGTGGTGGACGCAGCAGACGGAAATCATGGTCGACGTGTACGCCGGACTGCCAAGCGATCCGTTGAGCTTTGGCTTATCCGACCTGACCATGCTGATGAGTGCCCGCATCGATGAATTGCGGCTGAACCCGAAGACGCGCACGATCAGCCTGCGCGGGCGGGATCTGACTTCGCTGCTGACCGACAACAAGAGCGATGCGAAATATCCGAATTTGACCGCCTCCGCGATCGCGACGATGCTTGCGACAAAGGCTGGGTTGACGCCGATGGTGCAGCCGACGAAGGGTCCGGTGGGCGCGTTCTACAACGTCGACCATGTGCAGTTGCATCGGCAGCAGACGCCGTGGACGCTGTTGACGTATCTCGCTCAACACGAGGGCGTGCAGTGCTTCGTGCTGGGCCACAATCTCTATTTTGGCAACTTCGCAGGCGCATTGTCGAGCGAGCCGTATTTGATCCAGTACGCCCCGCCGACGGTTGACCTGCCCTACGGCACGTCGAACGCGATCGACATGCAATTCACGCATGACCTGACGCTGGCCGGCGACATCTCGGTTCACGTGCGCAGTTTTCACGGCTACAAAGGGGCGGCATTTGTGGGAACCGCTGGCGCGACCAAGACGCTGAAGCATATCGAGCGCGGCGCGCGCGTGGCGCAGGAAATCCAGCGCTACGATTACACCTTCTCGGGATTGACAAAAGAAGCGTGCACCGCGAAAGCGTATGAACTATTGCAGAGCATCAGCAAGCACGAGCTCAAGGTGCATGCGGCGCTGCCCGGCGACACGGTGCTATATCCATGGACGCCATTGACGGTGCAAGGGACTGGTACGCCGTTCGATGTGACTTACGAGGTGGCGCGCATCCAGCGCACCTTCGACGCGCAGGGATTCCAGATGAAGGTCGACGGCCGCACGGTACCGGCGCAGCAAACGATTGAATTGTCATGATCGATCACATCAAGCGCATCGTGGCTGATTTCATGGCTGGCTTCTCACCGACCAAGTACGGCACGGTGTCGAGCTACAACCCGACCGACTACACGGTGAAAGTCATCCTGCAGCCGGAAGGCATCGAGACCGGTTTCGTGCCGCTGGCCGCCGCCTGGGTCGGCAATAACCTGGGAGCCGTGTTTGGCCCGTCAGTCGGTGACGTGGTTCGATTGGATTTCATCGATGGCAGCGCGCAGGCGACAGTCGTGGGCGGCCGGTTCTTCAGCGTCAACGCGCGGCCCCCGGTGGTGCAATCCGGACAGGCGGCCATCGTGGACAGCCACGGCTCGTACGTCCGGCTGAACAATGACGGCACGATCACGATGGGCGCGCCGACCGGGATCACCAGCACTACGCCACTACTGAAGCAGATCGGCAACTTCGAGGTCGATGGGGACACATTAATCACCGGGAATACCGTCGTATCGAAGAGCATCACGGCGACACTCGATATTAGCGATCAAGGCGGCGCGCATGGATCATTGAAAGGCCTGCGCGATGCCCACAATGGACACAATCACGGCAACGTACAAAACGGCACTGGCATATCAGCCGGCCCGAGCATAACCGTTTAAGGACATCCCCTCAATGGCTTCTGAATATCACTGGTTCGGTGAGGATACCGTGTTTTCCGCATCCGGCGACGGGCTGACGGCTGCCGGTGCCGAAGAGCTGAATCAACGCATCCTGCGCGGGCTGATGACCGCTGCCGGCGAATACAACTGGCACCCAGAATACGGCGCGGGTCTCGGCCGCTTCGTCGGCAAGGCGATGTCGCCGGAACTGCGCACGGAAATTATTGGCCTGACGCGCGGTGTGGTGCTGGCCGAGCCGGATGTGCAAAAGCAGCCCGAGCCGATTATCACGCTGAACTCGGATACCGCCGGCTTCGTCGGCATGCAGATCGGCTACATCTACGCGCCAACCGCGCAACCGCAAACCGTCACACTCACCCTGGCGTAACTCATGGCAATCACGACCCAATCATTTCTCGCGCTGGTGCGGCAACAAGCCGCGGCGATTCAAGCGAAGGCATCCACGGTGCTGTCGTTTGTGGTCGGCTCCATCGAGTTGGCACGCGTCGAGGCGACCGCGGCGGTGGCCATGTGGCTGCAATCGATCGTGCTGGAGTTGCTGGCGACAACCCGGCTGTCAACATCGATCGGCACGGACGCAGATTCGTTCGTCGCAGATTTCAGCATGCCGCCCCGTGCCGCTGCGGTGGCGGCGGTCGGCCATGTGCTATTTTCCAGATTCACGGCGACCAACGCATCGATTATCCAGGCTGGCGTGGCAACGGTCGTCGCAGGCGTGACAACCTACACCGGCGGCGCGATGGTACAGACCACTGACGGCACGCAGCAGTTTCAAGTCATTCCGGACCTGACGCAGCCCTACTTCAGCGCTGCAACGAATACCTACACCATCCCGGCCGGCACCGCGTCTGGCAGCGTGACGGTGCAGGCGGCAACGGCTGGCGCGCTGAGCAATGTCGGTGCGAACGCGATCACGACGATCTCCTCGGCAATTATCGGCGTCGATACGGTCAGCAATACGATCGCCTTTGCTAACGGGTCGGATGCGGAAACCGACGCGGCATTACAAACCAGATTCGTGGCTTATATCGCCTCACTCGAAAAGGGAACGGCGAAAGCGGCCAAGTATGCCGTGACATCGATGCAGGCCGGCGCGACGTGTGCCGTGGTCGAGAATCAAGACTATAACGGAACGACCGACTACGGCTATTTTTACGCGGTGGTCGATGATGGAACCGGGGCGCCATCTTCCGCCTTCCTCGCGTCGGCGGCAAACGCGATCGATGTCATCCGCAGTCTCTCGATCCGGTTCGGCGTGTTCGCGCCCGTGGTGGTAAATGCAACAGTGGCAATGACGGCAACCGTTGCCGCCGGCTACAACGTGGCCGCGACCAAGGCACTCGCGCAGACGGCAGTCACGGCCTACATCAACGCATTGCAGCTCGGCCAGACGTTGCCGTTCACCAGGCTCGCCCAAGCCGCTTACGACGCCTCACCCGGCATCATCAATATCACGGGCGTCACGCTCAATGGCGGTACGGTCGATCTGACGGCGACGGTCCAGCAGATCATCAAATCGCTTTCCGTCACGGTATCCTGATGATCGGCGATCTGAGCGACATGCTCGCGCGTCTCAAGGCGCAATTCCCCGCGAGCTGGTTCCAGACATCGGCGGCGGTGGATGCGACGCTGCAAGGCCCCGCATCGGCGCTGGCCACGAACTATTCGCAAATCCAGTATGCAAAGCTGCAAACCCGCATTCTGACAGCGACCGACTCGATTCTCGATCTGATTGCATACGATTTTTTTGGGACGTCGGTCGCACGCAAAACGAGTCAGTCTGACGATAGTTTTCGGGCAACGATCATCATCAATCTGCTGCGCGAGCGAGACACGCGCTACGCGATCATCAAGGTATTGACCGACCTGACAGGGCGCGTCCCGACGGTTTTTGAGCCGCAACGACCGCTCGATACCGGCGCCTACGGCGCGCCGAATAGCGGATACGGATCTGCTGGCGGCTACGGCTCGCTGCTGCTGCCATTCCAGGCGTTCGTTGCCGCCTATCGGCCCATCGCAACCGGCATCCCATACGTCGCTGGTTACGGGTCGTCTCCGGGTGGCTACGGGATCGCATCGCAGGTCAATTATGAAACCATTTCACGAGTCGCCGATGCTGTGACCGATGCCGACATGTATGCGGCGGTAGATAGCGTCAGGCCAGCCGGATCAACCGTCTGGACACAAATTAATCCGTAGCAGAAACAGAATCCCCCACAAAGGACGCTCAGGCGTCCTTTTTTCATGGAGCAATGAATGGACAGACAGTTAATTTACCCTGGGCAGATTCCTTTAGAGTCGGATCTGCTTGGAACGAACAAGAACGCGATGATCGCGCTATCGAAATTGTCTGCCGCAGTCCTCGGCACGACGACGCAATTGAACGGGCTGGCGTGCGCGCCGAACATTCCGGCGGCGCTGAATGTTATCGTCGGGCAGGGCGAAATCTATAGCCTGCAAAACATCGACGGCACCGCATATTCGTCAATCGCGGCCGATACGACACACACCATCTTGAAGCAGGGAATTTTGCTGGACCCGGTGACACTTTCCTGTCCGGCGCAGGCAACCGCTGGATTCAGCATCAATTATCTGGTGCAGGTTGCCTACACGGACACCGACGCCATCCCAGTGGTACTTCCTTACTACAATGCCAGCAACCCGTCGCAGGCTTATTCCGGGCCAGCAAACGCGGGGACCACGAACAACACGGTGCGCAAAGGCGCCTGTACGGTTTCGGTGAAAGTAGGCATTGCGGCCACGACCGGGACGCAGGTCACGCCTGCCGCCGATGCCGGGAACGTGGGCGCGTATGTCGTCACTGTCGCGAACGGACAGACAACGATTGTTGCGGGAAATATCACAATAGCATCTGGCGCACCGTTTATCAGCCTGCCGGTGCGCGCCGTCGATCTCGCGGCCCCAACTGGTGCTGGCCTGGTTGGTTATTTAGGCTCCGGTGCCATTCCAACTGCGGTCGGGTCACAGGTTCAATTACTCTCTCGTACCACGGTTTATCTAAAAAGCACCAATACAGGCGCACAGAATAAAGCTGCGTTTCTTACGGCAATCGCCAGCATGACGCGCCCCGGCAAACTACTTTTGCCAGATGGAATCTATGCGTGTGACCCAGATATAAACCTTGGAACGCTTGTCGTATCAATCGAGGGCGGCGGAAAATACGGAACCTACATCAGCAACACAGGATTGACAGCGGGAACGTATTTCTTCGGTGTAGCGGACACCACGCTGATGGAGTACTTGCGCTTTTCAGAATTTGGACTGGACGGCGGCGGCGTCGTGGCACATGGGCTGCGCCTAGCCGATTGCAACCATTCAAAATTCGGTGAAATTCTCGTAACGGGAACGACATCAAGCGCGATTTACCTTGGCGGGTATTCAAACGACATCGTAGAAACGGCGCTGTTCTCCAATACAGGCAGTGGGCTGTATTTAACAGGGACGCTAAACAACGTTGACGTTACTCGCAATAAGATTTACGCAAATAGCGGATTCGGGATCTTTGTCGGTTCGACCGACTCAACTGCGGGACTATCTATCAGTATCCACGATGGGAATGCAATTGAAGGTAACTTAATCGGCGGCATCATGGCCTTCAATACCAAGGCCTTGAACATCCACGGCAACTACTTCGAGCGTAATTCAGTGACAGGTTATGCGTACACGTCACCTGAGTCAATTACCGTACGCGCAGATATTCACTTGGTTGCATATCCTGGCGCACAGATAGATTGCCAAGATGCCTACGCAAATCAAAGCCCATCCATCTCCGGGAACCACGTTACCCCACTCGGGTCGGCTGGTGTCGGTGTGTCGGACCAGGATTATTTTGTATTTAGTTCAGACGCACAAAATCTTGAGATAAAGAACAACCAACTTTATGACACGACGAAGGTCTCGGCACTGGTGGGACTATATGCAAATCGCGTTTATTCAAAAGTCAATGGGCAGATGATTGTTTCTGGCAACTCAACTAACAGTGTCGGATACAAAGGGACATTCACTGCTGCTAGCCAGTGCCTAGCAACTGCCCATTTAATCCAAGCCGATGCGGACATCGGGCGGAAGAATTACGTAGATCAGAACTGGCTCGCTTGGGCCGCACTATCTGGCACCACGGGAGCATGGGGCAGGTCCGGGAACACCTACCTTGGGTATCCAGTGTGGTCAATGACAGACGGCGATTTCACTTACGGGATTCCGATCGACACCACGGTTCTTAGCGAACTGCTCGGGCAGTGGGTTTATTTTGGCATGTGGGTTAATACGCAGGGGGCCACCACTAATGCTAGATTGACGATTGGTGGTAACTCAAGCTCGGGAGCAACCGACTACGACAACGCATCGGTTTGGAAATTCAAAAGCACGCTTCAATTTATCTCCGCAACCCCCGGCACAACTTATTGCGGCGTACAAAAAGTCGGGACGGGTGCGGCGCTGCTTCTGTGCAATCCCGTTATCGCCATTGTGGGAAATAAGTTCAATAATTTCCCGGTGCCGCCATCAGTTGATTGGGCGCGCGCTGGCTTCTACCCTTACCCGGCGACAGGTAACTGGAATGTAGGGGACCACTGCCGAAATTTAACAGTGGCTGTCGGTAACCCCAAAGGATGGTATTGCACCGTCAAACCTATTGGTTCGGAAACATGGGTCAGCGAGGGTAATCTGTAATGAGTGGTAATGATTACGAATGTCGCTTAAATATGCGGCCAGATTAAGAATAAGAATTTCAACATCACAAGCCGACCTCACCAGTCGGCTTTTTTTACGCCCACATAGGAAGCAATCATGACAGCGCCAGAAGGATTCCATGAACTCAAGAAAACGCTTCATGAAGATATTTATGTCGAGGACCATGCTGAGCGCGTGACCACGGCGCTATTCGAGCGCACGCGCAAGGCTTTAATCGCGGCTGGCGGCCGGTGCTGGATCTGCAACAAGCCGAATACGCATGAAGACCCTTTGGAGCTTCATCATTCGCACCTTGAGCGCTGCGAGATGGGAGAGGCTGATTTTGGCCCGGACAGCAATATGCGTAAGGACTTCCCGATGTTTGACTGGCCGAATTTCAACCCAGCCGATCCGGTCGAGTTTGTGGATGATGCGAGGGTTAACGGTCTTTTGCTGTGCAAATTGCATCATACCGGGCCACTCGGCATTCATGTATGGACGTACCCGGAATTTGAGGCGCAACGGTATCTGAAAGAGGGTACGCCGATCACGGAAGGGCATGTGGCGCACTTCTACCGGGAGGCCGCATGATCGACTTTGAAGCAACCCGTCTGGTTGTCGAGATCGTCATGGCTGCCTTCATCGTCCCGCTCGGAGGCATCCTTTGGTATCTGATGCGCAAAGTCATTGCCGATCAAAAGGCAGTGGACTCCGCGCTGGGCGAATTCAAACTCCACGTCGCGACGAACTGCGTGCTGAAGAATGATTTTCGGGACGCCTTCGATACGATCTTCAAAAAATTAGACCGCATCGAAGACCGACTGAATCAGGCGAATCAGCATCAAGGCAGCAATTCATGAACAGCCTGACCTACTCGGGTAAGGGCATCGCGCTCACGAAATCGTTTGAGGGCCGGAAGTATAAGGCCTACCGCGATCAGGTTAGCGTGTGGACGTGCGGCGACGGGCATACATTTGGCGTTGGGCCGAGCACGGTATGCGACGACGCGCTGGCCGATCAATGGCTTGAGGAAGACACCCGGGATGCCGCTGCGGCCGTCAATCGGCTTGTGACAACGCCGCTCAGCCAAGGCGAGTTTGATGCGCTTGTGGACTTCGTTTTCAACCTGGGGGCGCACGCGTTTGCCGAGTCGACGATGTTGGAGTTCCTGAACGCCGGCAACCACATCCGCGCGGCCGGGCAGTTCGAGCGGTGGGATCACGCCGGGGGCGTCGTCGTTGCCGGTTTGCTGCGGCGCCGGGTTGCTGAAAAATTGGAATTTACAGGAGAAGCATGATGAACATGAAAGCTTGGATTCAAATCGCGATCGGCGTAACCGGATATTCAGTCTGGGCGTGCATGGCAATCTTTGACCCGTCGATTCGCCCGACATTCCTCACCTTCAATATCGGCATGGCCGTTGGCACGATCGGTCTCGTGTTGCGGGATATGAATGCCGCGCCGGGGCCTTCTTCCGCAGTACCTCCCTCAACTCCTGAACAGGTGACGAAATGAAAAAACTACTCCTACTAACGATCATTGCCCTTGCTGGTTGCGCGTCGGTGACGGGGCCGGCCGCAACGACTCAGTCTGCGCAAGTCGCTTATACGCAGGCCTGCGCGGCCTATGGCGCGGCATTCGAGGGCGCGCTGCAGATGCGCATCGCGGGCAATCTGAATCAATCGCAGATCGACCAGGTGACCATGGTCGACGCGCAGATCACGCCGATCTGTACCGGCGCGCTGCCAGCCGATCCGACATCGGCGACGCAGCAAATCACGGCAGCGGTGACCACGCTGGCCATTCTCGAAGCAATCAAGAAAGTGGGGAAATAATCATGGACAACACTATCGGATCGACCGTACTGCAGACCGCCGAAGCAATGGCGCCTGTGATCTTGGCCGCAGGATCCGCGGCAAATCCGCAAGTCGCGGCAGTCGTCGCCCTGGCGCCGATTGCCCTGGCATTCCTGCAGAGTGCGACGCAGCTCGAGCAAGCTGGCGCGATGACGCCGGCGCAGCTGGCCAGCCTATTCCTGAGTGTCGGGCAGGGGGTGCAGTCGACCCATGAAAAATGGATTTCGCTGAATGCGGCCGCGAAGCCGTGAGTGGATTCATCGGCGAGCTGGTCGTCAAACTGATTGCCGATGACGAGAGCGGGCTGTGGGAATTGCAGCAGCCGCTCTCGTTTCAATCGGTGGTGGCCGGTCGTACAATCACGGCGCCGATCGGGCATCGGACTGATTTTTGTAGCGTACCAAGAGTAGTTGGCGTGTACGACATGCTGGGCAACCGCGCGCGCAAGTCTGGCGCGATTCACGATAAGTTGTATGATTCGCACGAATTGCCGCGCGAGATGGCTGACAAGGTGCTGCACGAGATGCTGCTACTTGATGGCGTCGGCCCGTTCGAGGCGATGGAATTTTATTTAGCGGTGCGCCAGTTCGGTGGCTCGCATTGGGGTAGCGACCCGGTTAGTGCGGCATCGTGATGCACGATTCGTATAACCAAGCGCTGTAAGTTGTTGTTTCTTATAGGGTCTTGGTATGCATTTCTGCACTGTTGTTCCGTACAGCATAAACCGACCTAAATGTATGATTTCATTGAAAATTGCTCCTAAAAGCGGGCGATTGTATGGCAAACTGCCCGGTGGCGGGAAACCCAATGCTGGCGCGGCTTTCCATAATTTCCGTAAAGCCGCTGTAAAGCCGCCGTAAAGTTTTTAGCCAATCGTATGCCGCTGTAATATACCCCATGCGGTTTTCTTTGCTGGCGCAGGAGTTGATTTATTGTGAGCAGGCTTGAATTTATTTATGTAAAGATTCTCAAGCACCGTCAGCGAGCTTTGGTCTGTTTTTATTACATAGCAAGCATCAAATTCTTTATGGTCTTGTTGCTGGTGCCCGGCTATTCTTCCGTGACAATTTGTAGACTGCCCTATGTAAACGACCTCGCCATCTAGCATTAAAAAATATATCCCACACACCCGGTCAAATGACTCTGCGTTTTCGCGCAAGAATTGAAGTTGTACCAATCCAGATTTATCGACTGCACCTCGGCTCTTTGCGACTGCGATTTTTTGATTCAGCGCTGCATTCTTTTTATTCTTATTATCGATATTTAGCGGCTTCACAAGAGAAATTGCTGATTCAACATCATGCCCTAGCCCTATGCGCTTCGCGGTAATCTGGTCTCGATAAGTTAAATATCCAGAAGGGTCTGAATACACGTTTTCAGGTAAGTGTGATTTTGATTCTAGCCGCGGGCGCCCCATTTTTATACCTTTCGCTATTTTGTTGAAATTGTTTTATATTCGGATCCACGCAAATCATCGTACTTTGCCGACATAGATTCCGTCTTGTGTCCTAAAAGCGCCTGGGCGAATTCCTTGCCGTATTGCTTGCGATACTCCCGTTCGGCCAAGGACCGGATTTCGTGGAATGTCGGCGGCGTCCTGCCGTTTCCCCCGGCGATATTGAGCGCATCGCGCACGTCGCTGAACGCATTGCTGATACCATATTGGCTCACCGCCTCGCCAGCCCGGTACGTGCCACTGGTGCGCGTCTGATGGACCATCGCGGCGCTTATAATGCGGTCTCGGCATTGTTTCACGGCGTCACCGATCGACAGGCCGATGGCATCCATGCGGATATTCGCATCCAGCTTCAATTTTGTGGATCCTTGCGCTTTCGCTTGGTCTACGTGCAGATAGCCGTCTTTCACGTCCGAAAACCGCATGGCGCTAATATCGCTCACGCGCTGTCCAGTCAATAAGGCAAGATTCATCGCGCTGACCAGCCACGGCGTCGCCTTGGCACGAATCGCCAAAAACTGCTCAAGCGATAGCCGGTCGCGCTTTGGTTCGTACATGGGCGGTAGGGTAGCGCTTACCGGATTGCTGTCGGCATGGCCCTTGGTGATGGCATACGCGAACACGTCCATCAACCTGGCGCGCATGTTGGTTGCCGCACCGGATCCACTGTTTGCCGCCAGGCCGTCAAGGTAACGCGCTACATGCACTGTGGTGATTTGCTTCATGGGCAGATGCGCGAAGTCGGTCGCTTCGAACCGGGTCAAGTAGCGGTCCGCAGCTTCGAGTGTGGATCTGGCCGGCGCTTTCAGTTCGACCCACAATTTCCGGTATTCGGGGATCCATGCCTTGAATGTCATGTCCTCGATGCCGCGTACCCATGCCGCCAGATCGGATTTATTCATGCTTGCCAGCACGGCATTCGCGGCGCGCGCCTCGCTAAACGCCTTGGCCTTATCGTGACCCAATCCCTTGCGCTTGCCATTGAGCGGGTTTCGGTAGCTAAAATAGCCGTCCGGATCCACATACAGATTCACCGGCCATCCCCGGCGACTGGCAATGCGTCTGCGATTCAAATCAATCCCCTTGATACTCCGCGCTCGGCGGCACAAAGTAGTTATTGCCGACCCGCTTCGGCTGCGGGCTAATCCGGCCCTCATGCGTCCATCGGCGTAGCGTGTTGCCGCACGGCGCATGATCCCCAAAGACTATTTTAGCCCACTCAGCAATTGGCACCAGCCGCGGCATCTTTTGCGGTAGAACGGCGCTCATGGCTGCGGCTCCTTGGTGCTCCAAATAATCCCTCCGACGATGGCGCTGCAAAGCGTTATATAGATACAATACATAAGCATGTAGACATTCACCGATTCATTCTTGCCGATGTGCTGTCCGAGCATGACGGCGCTGAAAATAATGACGAATAGGCTAAGCATGCCGACAGTTCGCATTTTCATCTTGGCTCCTTGGCACTGGCTGCAATAGCGGCGCGGACCCTCTCGATGGCATCGGATTGCCTTTGCTCCTTCGATTTGCCTTCGAGGTCATCGAGCAAATCAGCGAGCGCATGCAGTCGTATTGGTATCATGCGGCCGCATTCAATCGCATCACGGACTGGCGGGTAGTTCCATGATCCGATCCATGTAAGCGCGTCCCTTATGCTATCTTCCAGCACCTTGATTCGCGCATCCTTCGCATTGTCTTCCTGCTGCGCCTCGGCCTGCACTGGCGTATCAATTTTGCCCAGCGCCGCAATAGCATAGTCAATCGCATCGCCGATAATTTTCGGGTCTGGCATATCCAGGCCGCCAGAGCGCCGCCATTCATTGTATTTGGTCAGCGTGCGGATGGTGTCGATCGTCTTCCCGCTATCGGGAGCATGATCTGGCGCATCGTCTTGCAATTTCCACCGATTTCCGGCCTCAAGCGATTTCACCAGCTGCTTCGGTGTTATGTCGTTGTATTCTGGCGCATCGCCTTGTTCGACCATTGCGCGCTTATCCTCGGTATGGTCGCCTTGTACGGATAGGCCGTCGCCAGATGAGGCCGCAAACCATATTTGCGCCTTACCCAATGCAGATGATAAATCGTCTAGTGCCTGTTTGTGATCGGCGTTATCACCATTTCCTATGACTCGTTGGCAGCGCAGTATCTCCTTGATGATCAGGTAAGCGCCAGCATCGCCTTGCGCGGCCAAAATGGCGGATTCTATTTTGCGCGTGTCGGCATCGACCGCATCATGCAACTCTTTCCGGTATCCGGCCATATCGATGTGAAAACGTTCAGCTACTTCTTGCGCACATTCCAAACCGATTTGCAGCGCTTCGAGAATTTCATCGCTGATCGGTGCGCGCTGCGAGAGGGCGGCTTGTTCTTGTAATCTGGTAATGAACTCGTAGCTGCGATGTGCGTCCGTCCGCGTTCCGTTATTGTGAGCATGATTGCGCAGACAATTCTCGATCACGTTGCGCACGTTCTGATATTCGTTAGTCATTTCCCATCTCCCTGTTGCGCTGCTGCGAGCATGGCTTTGTAAATGATAGCTGCTCGACATCCCTTGCTCGGGACATGATCGAGATTCTTCATTTCCGGCTCATCACGTAGCCATTGCGGGACATCGGCACCAAGCCGCTCCAGATGCTTGAACAGGTTTCTCGGCGTATGCTTATCGCCCATGTCCATCCACATCACAATGTCGCGCGCCAATCCTCCCCACTGGTCCTCTGTGGGAACCTTCGGCACCAACTGCCAACCATCCAGCACTTGCTGCGCCACATGCGCGGCTACATTGTCTGGCGATGTGGCGGCAAGAACATACTCGCAGCCGCGTATAAACGGATGCTCGGGGCGATAGCCGAATTCTCCGATGCACAGCCGCACAGTGTCGCGCAACAGCTTCAGCGATTCCTCTGGCGTGATGGTTGCCGACTTCGGGGTGGTTGGTTGGGGCGCTTTGTTCATTTTTGATCCTTCGCTGCCTGGATGATGGTGGCGTGGTCGATAGCGCAAACGTTTTTATGCGCATAAGCAATCCCTGCCATGAAATCGTAAGAGCCGACATAATTACCTTGAGTGGTACACGCAAGTTTCGCCGCTTCCAGCGTAGCCTTCACGATGGCATCTGGCGTGGGCTGCGCTCCGTCTTGCTGCGAGGTATCCTCCTCATTTCTCCATATCGTTCGGATTGAATTAAATGCGGTTGCCCTCCATGCTTGGCTGCGACTATGCTCGAGACTCGCTTCATAAATAATCTTGCCAATCTCACCCATTAAAATATGTTCAGCGTCTTGCTGCTCGAGAATCCCCTCAAGCCGTACGCAATTTTCAGACGCGATTCGATACCCATGCTGGAATGTGTCGCTCTCGATTTCAAGCGAGACAATGCGCGCCTCTTGCGCTTCAATGCATGCGAGGGCTTCTTGATCTAATCCGTTTTCAACATTGAATCGCAGCCGGTCTTTAATATCAGCAAACATTATTTATCTCCTTGCGCATCAAGGCTTCGATTTCGCAATGGCGGCAATACTCAATGGGAAATCGGCCGTGCTCGCAGCGTATATCATGCGCAGCTACCTTATCCGGTGCGGTGGCGGAAAGAGCAAATTGAGCGCGGTTTCTTGCCCACTTATAGAAATCTTCGTAGGTAATATCGTCCCATGCTGCAGTAGTGATATTGAGCAGTTCAGCGCGTGCGAGATTCAGCGCTTCCTCTTGCGTGATGGTTGCCATTATTTCGCCTCCTTCGCTGCTTAGATGATAGCTGCACACTTGTTGCA